GCTGTAATGTCTCCTCTAAGCGATCTAATGAAACGCTACGGGCAGTTTTTTAGAGTCGAGGAGTTGACCCACGGAAACCGGAAGAAAACTGACAGGGTGATGTGGGCATTACAAGGACGGTTTGAGAACGGGTACGTTACCTTAAACAAAGGAGAGTGGAACAACAGATTCTTAGATCAACTGTTTCAGTTCCCAGACGCGCTAACACACGATGACTTGGTTGACGCCTTAGCGTACATAGATCAGTTAGCACAGGTAGCGTACGACTACGACTACGAAATTGACGACCACGAAATACTAGATGTAATAGCAGGATACTAAATGAGAGTTTTCAGACCTTTCAATACCTACGGAATATACGCAATCAGTGCTGTAGTGTTTTTTACACTAGGGTACTCCGTTGCTGTAATTTAAGGAACCTAAAATGGCAGAAGATATTTATAGCCCAGACCCACTAATGATCCAAGAGTCCTTGGAAGAGTGGGTAATGACCAAGTGTGAAAACTGGCGAGACTACTACGAATCAAACTACGAAGAAAGATTCGAGGAGTACTATCGTTTGTGGCGGGGTCAGTGGGACCCAAACGATTCTCAACGAGGTTCAGAGCGTTCTCGCATTATTTCACCTGCCTTGCAACAAGCCGTAGAGTCTAACGTTGCAGAACTAGAAGAAGCTACGTTTGGACGTGGTAAGTTTTTTGATATTACTGACGATGTAAACGACAAAGAACGTCAGGACATTACTTATTTACGTAAAAAACTGACTGAAGACTTTGAAGCCTGTAAAATCCGTAAGGCTGTTGCAGAGTGCTTGATTAACGCCGCTGTGTTTGGTACAGGCGTTGGTGAGGTTGTACTAGAAGAAATTAAAGAGATGGCTCCGGCTACTCAGCCTATCATGGACGGTCAGTTGACTGCTGTAGGCGTCAACGTCAAGGACCGTGTGGTTGTAAAGCTGAAGCCTGTGCTACCGCAGAATTTTCTGATAGACCCTGTGGCAACCTCAGTTGAGGACGCTTACGGTGTTGCTATCGACGAGTTTGTGTCTAAACACTCTGTAGAACTTTTACAGGAGCAGGGCGTGTACCGTGAGGGTTACGTCGAAGCTGCTGCTGCTGACACAGACCTAGAGCCGGACCAAGACTTAACGATCTACAACGACGACAAAGTACGTCTAACAAAGTACTACGGACTCGTGCCTCGTGAACTTCTTGAAGCTGAAGACGTAGAGGTCGAGGGCGACTCTATGTACGTTGAGGCAATCGTTGTAATCGCTAACGGCGGTACGTTGTTAAAAGCTGAAGCCAACCCGTACATGATGAAAGATCGTCCTGTCGTCGCGTTCCCTTGGGACGTAGTTCCCGGACGGTTCTGGGGTCGTGGTGTTTGTGAGAAGGGCTATAACAGCCAGAAGGCGCTTGATACAGAGCTTCGCGCGCGTATTGATGCCCTGAGCCTCACAATACACCCGATGCTCGCTGTGGACGCTACACGGCTTCCTAGAGGCGCTAAACCAGAAGTCCGCCCCGGCAAGATGATCCTAACTAACGGAGATCCTCGTGAAGTACTACAGCCGTTTAATTTTGGACAAGTTGGACAAATCACATTTGCACAAGCTCAAGCCTTGCAAAACATGGTCCAGCAGGCTACAGGAGCGGTTGATTCAGCGGGAATCTCTGGCAGTGTTAACGGTGAAGCTACTGCCGCTGGCATTAGTATGTCTCTTGGGGCTATCATTAAACGACACAAGCGCACCCTGATTAACTTCCAGCAGTCTTTCCTGTTGCCGTTTGTAACCAAGGCAGCACATCGTTATATGCAGTTTGACCCTGAGAACTATCCTGTAGCGGACTACAAGTTTACTGCTACAAGTACCCTTGGGATTATCGCTAGGGAATACGAGGTTACGCAGTTGGTGCAGCTCTTGCAGACTATGAAGCAAGATAGCCCACTGTACCCTGTGTTGATCCAGAGCATTATTGATAACATGAATTTGTCTAACCGTGAAGAGCTTATTGCAGCACTGTCTCAAGCAGGTCAGCCTAACCCACAAGCACAACAAATGGCTATGCAGGCACAACAGGCTCAGATTCAGTTCCAGCAGAGTCAAACAGCAGCGCTTGCTGGACAAGCAGCAGAATCTCAAGCTAGAGCACAGAAGCTGGCTGTAGAAACACAGCTTATGCCTCAGGAGCTAGAAATTGATATTCTTGAAGCAGTTACCAAAAACATGAAAGAAGGAGATGCTGACGACAAAGAGTTTGACAGACGACTAAAAGTTGCAGATAGATATCTCAAAGAACTACAGATACAGGGCAAAACTCCAAATGTTAATGACACAAACAGAAATGAACAACCTCCTCAAGCAGGTCAACGAAGCATTCAAGGACCTCAAGGACCAGATAGAGAGCTTACGCTCCCAGATCAACGAGTTGGAGGGCAAGGTTAATGCCCAAGAAAAAAGACCCAAGGCTGGAGCGAGCAGGAGTAAGCGGGTACAACAAGCCGAAGCGGACGCCTAATCACCCTAAGAAAAGCCACGTAGTTGTTGCTAAGGAAGGCGACAAAGTTAAAACTATTCGGTTTGGTGAGCAAGGCGCCAAGACAGCAGGGAAACCAAAGGCTGGTGAGTCAGACCGTATGAAAAAGAAACGGGCGTCATTTAAAGCTAGACACCGACGCAACATCAGCAAAGGCAAAATGTCTGCAGCTTACTGGGCAGATAAAGTTAAATGGTAACAGAAGTACAACCTGTTAGTTCTGTACCTACGCAGTACACAGAGCGTCACGTAACTTACAAAGTATGGGACGGTCAGTTAGTTGAAGGCACAGAAAAAGTTAGAGCTACAACAACAGATGTTACCGTGTACGACCACGACGGTCACGTAACTACAAACTCTAAAGTTTACACAAGTGAGTACTACGCATGAAAGTTCCTGCACCTAAAGGTTACCACTGGATGAAAAGCGGTAACAACTACAAGCTAATGAAAGACCCTACTGACGGATACAAGCCGCACAAGGGTGCGTCTAAGTCTGCTAACTTTGAAGTTCAAAAAGCCCACAAAAAGTAAGGAGATAGTTATGTTTGGATATATGTCTACAAAGCCCAAGAAGAAGAAAAGAAAAAAGCCGGTTAAAAAGTAATGCCGGCCAAAAAGAAAGCCAAGTCAAAAAATAAAAAGAGCACTATTCCCAGCAACGTAAAAAATAAAGCTCTTTATGCTAGAGTTAAAGCAGAGGCTAAACGCAAGTTCGATGTTTACCCTAGTGCGTACGCTAATGCGTGGCTAGTTAAAACATACAAAAAACGTGGTGGTACTTATGCCTAAGTCTAAGGGCGGTTTAACCAAATGGTTTAAAGAAGATTGGGTTGACATAAAGACCGGAAAAAAGTGTGGCCGTAAAAAAGCCAAAGGGTCTAAGCGTCCTTACCCAGCCTGCAGGCCAAAAGCGGTAGCCGCCAAGATGACCAAAGCAGAGAAAGAGGCAGCAAAGCGCAAAAAAACAGGACCAAAAGCCATTAAGTACGCTGTTACTGCCTCAGGCAAAAGGAGAAAAACTACCAAAAAGAAAAAATAGTGCTTGACAAAGTACTAAAAGTATGATATAATATACAGTATACTTAGGTATATCTTTATAAACAGAGACAACCGATGAGGCCTCAAGTGGACCAAGAAACACAGCAGTACTACGATAATTACTTCACCCTGTTTTCTACTAATGGTTGGAAACAGCTAACTGAAGAACTTCAACAAAATGCTTTAGTGATTAACAGTGTAGAAGCGACTAAAGATGAGAATGACTTGTATGTACGTAAAGGACAAATTAACGTCTTAGCATACATCCTTAATTTAGAGTCTACTACTAATACTAATTACGAAGAGCTTAACAAGGCTAATGATTAAAGTATTTGACTTCCGTTGTACTAACGGACACGTATTTGAAGAATTTGTAGATCAAAACGTCACAACCCAAAGGTGCGGATGTGGCGCTAATGCTACAAAGATCGTTTCAGCAACACAGTGTATACTCGACGGCTCTACTGGTGACTTCCCCGGAAGACACATGAAGTGGGTACGAGAACACGAAGAAGCTGGGCGTAGAGGAAGGGAAGCTCAACGAGAGGAGAGTCAATCCCGATAATAATCTCCATAACCTAAAAAGGCGGGGTAATTTTAGTGATGTCAAGAGCGACAATTATTGATGAGCGTCCAGAAGAGGAGCTTGAAACAACAGACCAACTCGACACGCAAGATACGATAGAGACTCCTCAAGAAGAGGAACAACCTCAAGAATCTTTTGTTCCAGAAAAGTACCAAGGTAAGTCTGTAGAAGAACTTGTGCAGATGCACCAAGAGCTAGAGAAGTTTTCTGGCAAGCAGAGTACGGAAGTTGGCGAGTTACGTAAAGTTGTTGATAACTACATTCAGACAGAACTCTCAAACCAACAAGCACCTGAAGAACAGCAACATCAAGATGATACAGACTTTTTTATTGATCCTCAAACTGCTGTTAACAGAGCTATTGATAACCACCCAAAGATCAAAGAAGCAGAGGCTTACGCACAGCAAAATCGTCAACAGGCTACTCTTTCACAACTCAAGGCTAAACACCCTGACATGGAGAGTATCTTACAAGACAACAAATTTGCTGAGTGGATCAAGGGATCAAAGGTTAGAACTAAGCTGTTTGTAGAAGCAGACCAAGGGTACGATTATGACTCTGCTGACGAACTTTTTACGCTTTGGAAAGAACGTAATCAAGTGGTTCAGCAGACGGCTCAAGCTGAAAAAGCAGCCCGTAAAAATGCCGTAAAGTCTGCAACCACAGGTAACGCCCGTGGCACAGCAGAAGGATCTCGTAGGAAAGTCTATCGTCGTGCTGACATTATTAAACTAATGAAAACCGACCCTGAGCGTTACAACTCGTTATCAGACGAAATACTACAAGCATACGCAGAGGGTCGAGTTCGATAGCCTTAAAGGAGATTTATCATGGCTACAGCAACTTATCCCGGCGCGGCGGGTAATACCGCCCTAACAGAAGCGGCAACTTTTGTACCAGAAATCTGGTCCGACGAAATTATTGCCGCCTATCAAAAGAACTTGAAGATGGCACCCCTTGTCAAGCGTCTCGCTATGACTGGCAAGAAGGGTGACGTTATTCATATCCCGAAGCCCACTCGTGGTGATGCCAACGCTAAGGCGGCTGATACTGCGGTAACGATCATTGCCAACACAGAGTCAGAGTTGCAGGTTACCATTAACCGTCACTTTGAGTACTCACGTCTGATTGAGGACATCGTAGAGGTACAAGCATTGTCATCTCTGCGTCAGTTCTACACTGAAGACGCTGGTTACGCTCTGGCTGTACAGGTTGATACTGATTTGCACTCTGCTGGCACTGGCTTTGGTGACGGTGGCGCTATTGTCTACTCAGGCTCCGTAGCACCTACTGACTACCAACACAGTGGCTGTTTCTTTAACGACAACGGCACTACCACTCAGTACACTGATGACACTCTGGTAGCTGGTGATGATTTCACGGATGCTTTTTTCCGCGACATGATCCAAAAGCTGGATGACAACAACGTACCAATGGAAAATCGTAACTTGATTATTCCGCCCGCAACGCGCAACGCGATTATGGGTATTGATCGGTATGTGTCATCTGACTTTGTAAGCGGTCAGTCAGTAAACAGCGGTCTTATTGGTAACCTGTACGGTGTAGACGTTTACGTTTCTGCCAACTGTGCAACCATTGAGGCGGCTGCTGACAACACTGTTGGTACTGTCGATACTCGTGCTGCCCTGCTGTTCCACAACGAAGCAGTCGTTATGGCTGAGCAGATGGCTGTTCGTTCCCAGACTCAGTACAAGCAAGAGTACCTGTCTACTCTGTACACTGCAGACACCCTCTACGGTGTTCAGGTGTATCGTCCTGAAGCTGGTTTTGTTCTGGCAGTACCTTCTGCCTAATAGAACTACGGGGGTCGCAATGGCCCCCTTTCTCTTTCTCTTGCTAGGAATAACCAATGGCTAACTACACCAAGACTACTGACTTTGCAGCTAAAGATACTCTGCCCGGTGGCGATACCAACAAGGTTATTCGCGGCACAGAGTTTGAAACAGAATTTGACGCTATATCGACTGCGATTGCTACAAAAGCCGATACAGCAAGCCCAACTTTTACCGGCACAGTTACCATCCCCACTGTTGATATAAACGCAGGGGCTATTGATGGCACAACGATAGGCGCTAATTCAGCCGCCGCTGGTACATTTACTAACTTAACTGCTAGTGGCACTGTTAACTTTAGCGGTGCAACTATTAGCAACCTTGGAACGATTACGACCGCCAACTTAGATGGTGGTACAGCAGATAACATAGTTATCGGCGGCTCTACTGCGTCGGCAGGCACTTTTACTACGCTTGCGGCTACATCACTTACGGTAGGCGGTTCTGCTGTACTAACCAGCGTTGCGTTTTCTGATCTTGATGCTGGCGCAGTCACACTTTCGACTGAAACTTTTTCAGATGTAGATAACCAGATTCCTACTAATGCCGCTGTTATTGACTACGTAGCGGCTACTATCCCTCTTATTTCAGAGGTAAACGACCTTAGCTCTGTTGTAACGTGGGCTGATGTTCCTGATGCAAATATCACTCAGTCATCTGTAACCCAGCATCAAGCGGCTTTATCTATTACTGCCAGTCAGCTTAGTGATGTTACGTCTACTGCTTCAGAGTTGAATATCCTTGATGGTGTGACATCTACCGCCGCAGAGTTAAATTTAGTTGATGGATCATCTGCGAATACTGTTGTTAATTCAAAAGCTGTTATTTATGGGTCAGCGGGGGAATTGACAGCTTCTCAGGTAGACATTACTGGTCAGGGCGATCTCCGGCTTCAAGACAGCACTGGCGGCGAGTATGTTGGCTTACAAGCCCCCGCTACTGTTGGCTCTAGCTTTACGCTGACATTGCCAACAGCCGATGGCACAGCAGACCAAATGCTTAAAACTGATGGGTCAGGAAATCTTGGTTTTACCACTGTTGCGTCAGGCGGCTTAACGCATTTGTCCACTGTTACAGCAAGCGGTGCATCAACTGTAGATATAGAAACTACGTTTGATTCTACCTATGACACATACCAGTTAATAATGACCGACGTTACTGTTAGCGCTGACGGTGCAACTTTGCTCATGAGGCACAAGATTGGTGGTTCATATATCACAACCGGAACATACGATTTTGCAACAAGGCGTTATGATACTGATGGCACTGCAACTACCTATTCCAACGGTTTTGGCAACGCGTCAAACATTAACGTAATGGTAGGTGTTGGCAACGCTTCTCATGCAACTGCTGACCTTGTGATGTACATATCTAATCCAACTGATACGGCAACTCGCAAAATTACTAGATGGCATGGTAATTATTTTGAGGATGACAACGACATTCACTACGTATGGGGTATTGGTTTTAATTCAGGAACGGCGGCGTTAACAGGCATTCGTTTTTATCTTTCAACAGGAACCATTACTGGTACGTTCCGTCTTTATGGAATTACCAAAGGATCATAAGGACAAAATATGACTAGATACCACGCAACAGCCAATGGGAACGCTCCTTTTACTGCCGAAGAAGAAGCTGAATTTGATGCGGCAGAAGCGGCATGGACTGCGGATGCTGACAACCGAAAGGCAGAAAAAGAACGTGCCAAAAGAGATAGATTGTTAGCTGATACGGACTGGCGAGCATCTAGCGATCTAACACTGTCAACAGAATGGGCAACATACCGCCAAGCTCTTCGTGATGTGCCGGGGCAGTCAGGGTTTCCACAGACTATCACATGGCCTACGAAGCCAGAGTAAACTATGGACCCCGTATCTTTGGTAGCAATGGCGTCTACTACGTTCAAGGGCGTACAGATACTTGTATCTAAAGGTGCTGAAATTGAACACGTAGCACAAAAGTTAGGACACTGGTACGGATTAGTTTCTGACATAAAAGAAGCTGAGAAAGAAGCAGAGAATCCACCGCTGTTTAAAAAGATGTTTGCTGGGGATTCTGTAGAACAACAAGCACTCAACGCTGTTATAGCCAAGAAGAAGATAGAAGAACAAGAGAAGCAAGTAAGGGAACTGATTACTTGGGCATACGGAGTTGAGACGTACAAAGAGATGATGCAGATGCGTAAGGACATTAAAGCCAAACGTGAACGCATAATCTACAAACAAAGACGCAGACAAAGACGTATGTTAGACGTATCAGCAATCATTACGGGTCTAATAGTTTCTGGTGGAGTTGTCTGGACTACTGCAAGTATTATACAGGGGTTAAGCAATGGATGAGTCCGCAAAGCAAATTGTTGACGTAATGAGCGTAGGAACTATGTTAGGTACTATCAGTGCAATTCTTCCTCCTATATCTGCCACGTTTACTATCATATGGGTAGGCATCAGGATATGGGAAACCGATACAGTCCAAGGCTTGTTTGAGAAGAAACGCAAGCGTGACGATAAAGGTCGATTCGCTAAGGAAGACTAAGGTATGTGGACTGCACTCATAGGCCCTATCGCTGGACTCGCTAAGAACTGGTTAAACAACCGACACGAGCAGTCACAAGCCAAACACGTAGCTAAGATGGAAGTCATCAAGAACACAGCTACGTGGGAACAGGAAATGGCTGCTGCTAGTGCAACCTCGTGGAAAGACGAGTGGTTTACTGTGGTACTGTCGATGCCCTTGTTGGCTGTGTGTTACGGAGTGGCTATGGATGACTTGAGTATTATGCAGCGGGTAGGCATTGCGTTTACTGAGCTAGACAAGCTACCTGATTACTACCAGTACTTGCTTTACGTAGCAGTCACGGCCAGCTTTGGCATACGTGGCGCTGACAAGCTAATGAAGATGAAGGGTAAGTAATATGGCAGTTACTGCCGAAGACATAACCAAACTTTATCAAGAGTACTTGGGCAGAGAACCTCTGCAATCAGGTATTGATGCTTGGTTGGCAACTGGACAGTCCTTAGTTGAAATAGCTGCTGGTATATCTCAGTCTCCAGAAGCTAACGTTTACAGGACTTACCAACAAACCCTTGGTCGTGAACCAGAAATAGAAGAACGTCAAGCGTGGGTAGAACAAATAAATGAGACAGGTTCTATACAACAAGCTGTAGATTCTATTGCTACGTCTCCAGAAGCTATGGATTACGAAAGAGATCAAACTGATTTACTTTCTGATACCACTGAGGTCGATACAACTATTGAAGATACAATAGATTCTAGTGTTGATGCTAGCGAACGTCTTTACGATTACACGAACCAACGCGAAGAAGGCGGGTCTCAAAACCTTTACTGGGGTAACTACAGCCGACAAGTCACAACAGGTGAATTAGAAGAACTATACAACCTTCCTGACAACACTAGGATACGTGAGGCATTTGGTACGTTTGATAACTACATGGCGTACATGGATGAGCGTCAAGACCTTATTGAGAGCGGTGATTACAAATCTGACTGGTGGGATACCGGGGTTGCTCTTGTAGATGCTGAAGGCTTAGGGCGTGAAGGCGGTCAAGATGACCGTGCTCTTGAGATGGACATTATGCAAGAGGGTGCTCGTCAAGGCGAAGCAGGATACAACGAACAAAAAGATGTATTCGAAAGCCTCTACGAAAAGTACACAGGCGAGTCTGTTGTTAAGTTTTTAGACAACGGTGCTAAGTACGAGTGGAACGGTACGTCTTTTGTACTGACCCAAGAAGCGTACGGAATGCATTTTGGAAGTGTGGTCGGTACTGTTTTACCCGCTCTTGTTATTTCAGCAGGTTTAGGTCCAGCAGGAGCAAACGTATTTGGTTCAGGTTTTGGCGCAGGAGCATCAAGAGGCGCTATAAGCTCTATGCTTGGGCAGTACGTAACTTCAGGAAAAGTTGATCCAAAAAGTGTTGCTCAGTCTGCTGCTCTTGGTGGCGTTGGTGGTTTCTTTGATGACGTAGTTAACGCAACACCCGGAGTTTCCGGTGGTTGGGTTGTAGACGGAACAGTAGTAGGAGCGCCCGGACAATTTGCGATTGAAAAAATACAGTACCTAAGCCAAACTTTAGGCATTCCGTTTAACGAGGCTGCTGGTATTGTAGAAGGAATACTCACAGGCGCAATAAATGGACAAGATTTAGAAGGCATTGCAATAAACGCAGTAGCCGGTTGGGGAGACGCTAAAGCATCGAACTACATTAAAGAAATACTAGGTGCAGACGGAGTTGACGTAGACAACTTCTTTAGAGAAGGTTCTACAAACATAAGCACTGAGTCTATACAAGGACTCGTTAGTAACGGAATACAGGCACTTGTTGACGGCGGTATGTCCGATGTAGATGTTTTTAAAACAATGTACCAGTTTGTAGACCAAGGAGGCTCACTAGATTTCTTGTGGCCTGCGCTTGGAAAACTAGACATTGATTTTGATGTAGAGTTTGGTGGATTATCTAACTTTTGCACAACGTTCCCTGATTTTCCTTTGTGCACAGACGGAGGAAAACTACCCGATATATGTGAAAAAGACACAGAAGGGAAAAAACCTTGGTACTGTAACGTTGATGTAGACGTGGATCTACCTAATGTTGATGTAGATTTAACCGGTGTTGATGTAGATTTAACTATTAAATGTCCTGAAGGCTTTAAAGACGAAGATGGGACTTGTGTTCCGATTAACATTACTTGTCCTGAAGGGTTTAAAGACGAAGATGGGCAGTGCATACCAATTACTATTGGTTGTCCTGAAGGGTTTAAAGACGAAGACGGGACTTGTGTTCCGATTAACGTTAATTGTCCTGAAGGGTTTAAGTACAGCGAATCACAAAAACAATGTATAAAGATTGTTTGTCCCGAAGGTTTTAAAAATGAAGAGGGAGAATGTGTACCAATAAATTGTCCTTCTGGCTTTAGGTACGATGACTCCAGAGGAGAGTGTATACAGATACCTATATTAAACTGTAAAGATTTAGACTTTCCTATACCAAATAGTGTAAAGGGACAAACACACAGTAAACAAATAAACGAAGACGGAACAGAAGAATGTGTACCTGACATAGTTGAGTGCATAGAGGGTTTTGATTTTGACGGCCAGACTTGCGTTGAAATTAAAGGTCCAGACATAGGCTGCAAAGACAAACAAATACCCAACGGCGTACAAAAGTTTAAGAAAAACAGTCTTGGTGAGTGTATACCTGATGTAGTTGAGTGTATTGAAGGTTTTGACTTTGATGGACAGCAGTGTGTCAAAATTGATATTAAAAAGCCTTGTCTTCCTCCGGGATCAGGAAAGGTCAGAAACGAAACAACAAACGAGTGTGAGTGTCCTCCGGGTCAAGAAGAAAACGCTTTAGGGTACTGTGTTGATCCAGTAGATAAGTGTCCTGCTGGACAACAAAGAAACGCAGAAGGTGTTTGCGAAGACATTGAGGGGCCAGATGGACCAGACGGACCAGATATTAAGCTACCTCCTTTTGAAATGCCTGACATTAACATACCGCAGTTTGAACAACCGCAGACTATGCAGCCAACACAAATAACAGCAGACCCACGACTTTTGACTAGATCACAGTTTCCAATAACAGATTACTTATCTCAAGCAATCAAAGGCGGTGGTATGCTTACGGGTAACGGGAATAAAATAGTATGACATATTTAAACTTAGTCAACAACGTACTTAGGCGACTCCGTGAAGACGAAGTAACTAACGTATCCGAAAGCACGTACAGCAAGATGGTAGGTGACTTTGTAAACGATGCTAAAAAACTTGTGGAAAACGCTTGGGACTGGTCTGCACTACGTACAACGCTTACGATTACCACGGCTGCCGATGACTACACGTACTCACTGACAGGTAGCGGCAATCAAGGTAGAGTATTTAGAATTATCAACGACACGTCAAACTGTGAGCTACAGTACCAAACACAAGCGTGGTTTGACAATGAGTTCTTTGTTAACAACCCTGTGTCGGGTGCTCCTAAGTACTTTACGTACAACGGCGTAGACGGAAGTGGCGACACTCAGATTGACGTGTACCCTAAGCCTGACGGTGTTTACTCTTTGAAAGCTAAAGTTGTGTTGCGTAACGTAGACTTGAGTGCAGACTCAGACACACTGGCTATCCCAAACCAACCTGTGATTCACATGGCGGTAGCTTTGTTGTCTCGTGAGCGTGGTGAAACAGGCGGTACATCTACTGCTGAGTACTTTGCTTTGGCTGATAAGTATCTGTCTGATGCTATTGACTTAGACGCACAGAAGCACCCTGAAGAAACTATCTTTTACACTCCCTAGGAATTACTATGGCACAGCCTCTAAAAAGCATTAACTTGGTTGCTCCTGCGTTTCAAGGGATCAACACAGAAGACTCTCCTCTAGCACAGGACACGTCTTTTGCTGAAATTGCAGACAACGCAATTATTGATCGACAGGGCCGATTGGCTTCCCGTCAGGGTAACAGCGTCATTACTACTACCAAGACTGTGTTGGGCACAGACTACATCCACAACACCCATGAGTTTTACGACAGTGCTGGTAACGAGGTTATATTTAGCACTGGTAACAACAAGATAATGACTGGCACTACTACGTTAGTAGATGCTACACCTGCGTCATACACCATTACGGCTAACGATTGGAAGATAGTCAACTTTAATGACCATGCGTATTTCTTTCAGCGTGGCTATGAGCCGCTGGTTTATAGTGACACCTTGGGTGCAGTAACCAAGATGACTGCTGTACCGGGGTCATCAGTTACGTCTAATCAGTACTGCCATGAAGTGATTGCTGGATTTGGTCGGTTGTGGGTAGTAGGTACGTCAAGCAACGACACTACTGTTTACTGGTCGGATCTTTTAGATGGCGATGACTTTACTGGCGGCTCTAGTGGCTCTATCGACGTATCCAAGGCGTGGCCTGATGGGGCTGACAAGGTAGTGGCTTTAGCGGCTCACAACGGCTTTCTGTTAATATTTGGCGAACACAGCATACTGGTGTACGCTAACCCTGAAACACCGGCTTCTATGGCTCTCTCAGACACCGTAGCAGGTGTTGGGTGTATAGACCGTAAGACAGTGCAGAGTATTGGTACTGATCTGTTGTTCCTAAGTGACGACGGCCTACGCAGTTTTGGTAGAGTACTGCAAGAAAAGTCTTTACCGCTGTCAGACGCAAGCCGTAACGTAAAACAAGATTTAATTAGTAAGTTAGTTTCTAAAACAAGCCCTGCTACATCTGTGTACAGTCCTGAGAACTATTTTTACTTATTGGGCTTGCCTGATAGCAATCTAATTTACTGCTTTGATCTTAGGGGTCGTCTTGAAAACGGCTCATTCCGCGTAACTAAGTGGCCTAGTGTTAACTTTAAGAGTTTTGCTAGGAATCGCAATGGTGATATATACATAGGAACTGTAGACGGCATAGGTAAATACGAAGGTTACGATGACAACAGTTCTTCGTACATCTTTCGGTACTCTAGCCCCGGCCTTACGTTTGGCGATCCGTCAAAGATCAAGATTCTCAAAAAGATAAGACCTACAATTATTGGCGGTAACAACGCAGACATCATTCTTAGCTGGACGTATGACTTTGCGGTTCAAGCTAATACGTCACGGTTTAGGGTGGGTACATCAACGCCGGGATTTTATGGTGAGTCAGAATATACGGAAGTTGAATTTACACTGGGCGACTTAATTAGCCGCAAGTCTTTAAACTGTACAGGGAACGGCTCTGTTATTTCTGTAGGCTTACAAACAGAAGTAAACGGAAGTTCTATATCTTTACAGGAAATGAACGTATTAGCCTTAATAGGTAAAACAGTATGATAAATCAAAACAGAGGGATTAAGTAATGGGTATTTTAAGCGATCTATTAGGAGGGGTTGCAGAGGACCTGTACCGTGACATCCCTCAAGAAGTCAAATCACTGTATACGACACCGTTGACACAACTTACGGCTCCTGATATAAGTTTTCAGCCGTTTACTGTCACGGGCCCAACAGGGTCAGCAATTCAAGCGTCTGCTACAGGCACTACGTTTGGTTTAAGCCCTGCTGAACAGGCACTTCAGGAAAGCCTGTTAGCTAGCTCCGGACAAATGTTTGAGCAATCTATGTTGCCTACAGCGGAACGTGAAGCGGCTATTTACGACAGAATTAGAGCTACTCAGTTGCCAGAAGAAGAACGTCAACGTTTGGGACTAGAAGAGCGATTGGCAAGCCAAGGACGTTTAGGCGTTCAGAGTGCTATGTTTGGTGGTACGCCAGAGCAACTAGCGTTAGCTAAAGCTCAAGAAGAAGCACAAAACCAAGCAGCTATTATGGCTATGCAACAAGCAGCACAAGAACAGCAACAACAGGCTGCTATGGGCGGTCAGTTCTTGCAACAAGCGTACACGCCTCAGGCTGCAATGTTGTCAGCGTTCTCGCCTGCCCTTAACGTAGCAAGCATGACTGACGTAGCTAGACGACAAATGGGTGAGTACGATTTGGAGACGCAGATTGCTAACTTGGAAGGTGCTCTTGGTCAACGCACAGGCTTAGGCAGCTTGTACACAGGTATGTTTGGCGGAGCAGGTAACTTAATTGGTGGTCTTGCAGGCGCTGCTGGAGACATTTTAGGCGGCTATCTTAGCAGACCAGAAACTTAAAGGACAACATCATGGCTATTAGAAGAATATCAAACATAGGTGGTATGTTGACTCAGGCTGGACAACAGCAAGCCCAGATGTTGGGACAAGGGGTTGGCGCTGTAGGTGCTGGTGTAGGAGCAGGCTTGACTTCTCTTGGTCAAGGTGTTCTTACGGGCATACGACAGAGGGAAGTTCAACAGGCTCTGGCTGAGTTTGGTAACAACCCAGCTAAACTAGACGAGCTTGCGGCTCAGTACGCAGCACGAGGAGAAACTGAAGTAGCAAACGCTTTTACTGCTGCTTCTAAGAACGCAAGACTGGCGTCTACTCAGCAAGCGTTACAAGGGTTAGACATGACAGACCCTACTTCTGTTTTGCAGACAGGTCGAACAATAATGTCACAAGACATGGAAGCAGGTTTGGGCCTAATTACCAAAGGCGCTGAGATGACACAAGCTAGAAACACTGGTCAAAGAATGGCTAAAAACCTTACGTCTATGTACGGAGCAGAAAACAAAGCAGCCGCTGCCCTCGCTGCAGAGTTAAAAAACGTAACTACTTCAGGAGCACTCGATGCGCTTAGGCAACCTTACATTGAGCAAATGACTGCTAGGTTGCCTAAAACAGGCCGCAATGCTAGGTTCCAAATAGCATCTGGTGTAGTTCCTAATCTTACACAAGCTAAATTTGAGGAGCTTGATTTAGCTAATTTTTCTGAAGAAGGGTTTACCCAATGGGCCGCAGGCCAAGAAGGAGGCGAAATTGCCGCTTGGCAGTACAAAGATGCAGACAATAACTTGGACATCAAAGCGTTTAGAACAGGAAACGGTTTAGTATACGTAGACGGTCAGTGGGTAACTCCTGAAGACGCTGGGTTAATTCAAGAAGCCCCAGAGAGTCAGGTAATCTCACAAGCGGCTTCTAGTTTTGAAGACGAAATTATTAAGAAGAACGCTGAAAACTTTTTTGATCTGCATCAACAAGCTAAAGAATCTTCATCGGCTCTCGCTGGTCTAGATGAAGTCATCGGCATGATTGACAGAATGCCTACAGGAGCTTTTGCAGACACTAAAGCTGACTTAATTAGGTACTTTAAACAAATTGGTTTGGATTTAGAACCTGAGTTTGGAAACATCGAAGATTACCAACAATTTGAAGCTGCTGCCGGTAGACGAGTGGCTAGTTACATTAAGACACTGGGTTCAGGCAACGGTATTACCGACAAAGACTTGGAGTTTACTCTGAAGGTCGTAGGTGCGTCTGCTGCGCTAGAACCGGGGTCTTTGAAGCGTATATTGCAGGAGTTCCAAGCAGGTAATATTAAGAAGATTAAAGACTACAACGACATCAGAACTAAAACAGCTACCGCTTTAGACAAGCGTAGCACAGGAAGCTCTGAGCTTAGTATGAGTTCTTTCCAGCTTATTCCTTTGCCCTCTACTGGTGGGTTCGTAATTGGTCCGCCAGTTCCAGTCGAAGAGTAATAAACAATGCCTACAAAAAATGTACCAGTAACAGATAAATCTACGGGTAGAACTTACAACGTTCCTGTGACTCACCCTGAAGGCGCTACTGATGAGCAGATTCAAGAACAAGCTAGAAAGTTTGTACAGGCAGGTGGACTGAGGGATTACGAAAATAGGGTAAACCCTCCTTTAACTCCTAGACCGCCTCCTGCAAACTACGGTGAGCGGATGATGCGTGAGTACGCTGAGACGGACTTTAGACAGCCTTTTGAGCAGTTTGATCCTGAAGTAGCCAGACGTACTGAGAGGTATCAAACGGCTACACAGGAGCTTACAGGAGCAGAAGATCCAGAAACCAGAAGGTTACGCATGGGTGGCGCTGGTCGCCTTATGGAAGCTGCAATACCTGTAAGCCAAGCTGCTCGTGCTGCTGGTGAAACAGTAGTATCTGCTGTAAAGCCTCTAATACCTCTATCGGTACGTAACTTTTTTGGCGCTGGTTTTGATATGTTAATGGAAAACGAAGTTACTCGACAAGGCATACAGTTTTTAGCCAACAGCGAAAAAGATTTTTACAAGTGGGCTTCAAGTAACCCACGAGAAGCCGAAGCACTACAGAACGCAGTACGAGAAACAATAGGTACTCAGTTTGATATAGGGGCTGCTTTTTCTCCTCGTCCTGACTTAATAAATTTAGATAGACAACTTGCAGCAGCAAACAGAGCTAAAGTAGCGGCTAATCAAGCTAAGATAAACAAAAGAGATCAAGCCACGTCTAATATGCTGACTCCTATTAAATTGTCTACAAGAGATAAAACAGAAAAAAGTACGTTTGGTACTGAGGTTTGGGTTCCTGACGAGTTTGGTAACTCACAAATACAAGCATTAGAAAACATAAAGGATTTTAACCCTTTTGGTAGTTATTACGATGCTATGCGAGCTACTCAGCGTCACGTAGATTCTCAAAAAAAGAGGCTGGATTCTTTAATAGAAAGGAACAACACAACTATCGAAATGGATTTTGTAAATCAAAAGTTGTTTGATAGATTACAAGAGTTTAAACAATCTGACGTATACATGAGTATGCCGAAGCAAGCCCGTAAATATTGGGACAACGCTATAGCATCAGCACAACAAATATTTTCTACCGAAAGTAATGATCTAGTTGGCGTGTTAAACGCAAGAAGACGCTTTGACAAAAGTAGAGAAGATTTAGGAATGAGTAATGATGCAGAAGTAGCTAATGCACAAGCTATGGCAAATAAAGCGGTTAGGGGCGCTTTTAATGATGTACTCAAAGCTGCGACAGAAGGTACTCAAGTACACGACTTGTTAGACGATCAATTTAGAGTTTTGACAGCAATGGACGTGTTAAATTTCAAAAGAAACCAAGAAGCTGTAGGGGTAATTAACAGGACTTTAGACGCTATATCTAACCACACTGGAGGACTAGGCAGAGTAAGTACAAGTATTATCGGACTTGCAGCCACAGGTGCTACTATTATGAATCCGATGGTTGGTGGTGCTATACTTGCCGCTGGCGGTGGTGGATACGTTGCGCTTCAGGTGCAGCGATACGGTCAAGCGGCTGTTGTTAAGGCTTACGGAGAAGCCTTGGGTCTGCTCAATAAATCTATACGCAGCATCAGCGACCCTACTAAAGTAGAAGCGCTTGAGCTAGATCGTTTAGTGTTGATAGACATGATGAATGAAGCTAGAGCGTACGAGGAGCCGTCTGAAGATGAGTAATGATTTCTACGCACAACGCAAGAGAATGCGGTCAGCCGCTAGACAGACTGAGCAACAATACAGTCAGGCAGCTACGGCTCCTATTCAGCAAGGGTTTCAAACGTTAGCCTCTAACATTTCTCAAGACTTCAGCAGAGGTATGAGCAAGATACCCAGAGGCGTCGAGCAAGGCATGACGGGACGTTCTAAAATGCGCTCTGGCAACGCTGTAGACGGCTTAGGTGACTTTGCAACAGGGGTTACAGATGTGGCTGGAGGACTAGCTGGTATGGTCTTGTCTCCTGCTACTGGTTTGTTTGAAAGCGTAGCGCCCAACTTAGGCGTAACTGAAGCTCTAATGAACACGTCTGCTGGACAAAAAGCAATGCAGCTTGCTGAAGAGTACCCTAGAACTGCTAGAAGCATTGGTAATCTACTTGATGTAGCCAGCGTGACTCCTGTGGCTGGAATGGGAGCACGAACGCTTAACGCTGTGGCCGACAACACGTACACAAAGGTGGGCGGTTTTTACGACAGTCCTGATCGGCTAAGTAAAGGTTTTGCTGCAGTAAGAGCGGCTCTGCCGGCGTCTGCTTACGCTGCTCAACAGCTATATAATCCACGAACTATAGCCGAAAGAAACGTCATGGGTACAGGCCGAAGGCGCAGACAAGAGTACAGTCAAGCTGCTGCCGGTGGCGCTGGGACCTTCAACGAGGCTAGGGGAAATATGCAAGCGAGTGCCAAGATGGACACTCAAATGAAAAACAGAATTACCCCGGATCAAGACACTGTTGTTGGAAGCTCTGCTGAAGTCATAAGGTACACTCAAGACTGGACTGACATGGCAAACAAGCCACGGGTGAAAGAAGGCCTCGCGTCCGTTACAGACGTTCCTGACAAGGTTTTGGAGAGTGCTGTAAATCATCTGTACAAAGTACACGGAACAAGTGACGCGCCCGGCCAAACGTCTTTGCAGATACGTAAACCAAAGTCAGGAGAAGGATTAGACAGAGAAGGTGGTATAGGCTCTGCAGGGGCGTCAGCACCTACTATCAACGCGCTGAAAAGTCCGGAGACGCTACGCCTAGCTAAGGGTGCTATGCCAGAAGCAGATTCTTTAGAGTTTTACAAGAAGTTTTTGACCGTTGCAAAACACTCTAGCAAAGACAACATAAACAAAGCTATTGTGTTAAAACAACTACCCAAAGGAACCACAGCAGGAACGCTTAGGCAGGACTACTGGAAAGGTATGGTAAACAAAAACAAAGGGAAGACTGTTACAGACAAGCAGCAGCAGGCGTTAGACTTTTTCAAAGAAGCGAAGCCTATAACACTTACCGACAGAGGTGACGGTATCTATTCGTTCCAAGACAACCTAATATCTACAGCGCAAGATTTAGGTGGGGTAAACCTCTGGGGTGCTGTCTCTGTTAAAGGAAAAGACTCTAGGGTAGGCGATGATGTCTACACCATGATCTCAGACGGTCACGATATGTTTGGCATGAATCCACCCGGAGGAAACGCTCACTTAACTGCAACTCCCCTCAGGACATTCAAGGTTGGGCAGAAGCAAGAGGTGGCTGAAAAAACTAAGAGGAAGAAAGCTCCTCCTACTGATTTGTCTAGGATAGAAGAACTCACTGGAATTGCTAGGAACAAAAGAGAAAGCGATACAGCGTATCAAGCTAGAGTAATGAGGGACTACAGAGGAGAGGCTGACTTAAGTTCTTACACGAAGTCAGCAAGTAATTTAACCAGAACGGGAATGCTAGCAGCCGGAGGAATGGATGAAGACCAAGAACAACAACGATAAGCACAGCGTATCATTTACGTCTATTGATTACCACTCTATGTGTCAGAAGTCAAAAGATCAGATACGAAAGATGCAAGAAATGGGAATGACTACGCCCCATGACCCGAAAGACAAGCCAGAGGACGTAGCCAAGAAGGACAGGGGCTATTCCATATTCTTTATGTCATAGCTCACAGTTGTTTCCTGTACAGGCCAGTTGCTGCGACCCTTCGGTCATATCGCTGGCCTCTTCTATATCCCACGATATTTCCTTCGGGAAGTCCTTGACAAGCTGGTTGTACGTCTTCTTGTCCACAGGCTCGTAAGGTGCCTGTTGGTACGTGTGGTCTGAGTAGGGCA